GGTACCTCATCACTTCGTGGCTCCGTTGCATCAACCTCGCCCTGCTTGACGGCCAAGGCAAAGTCGTATGCCGCTTTAAATATTTCTGAGTCCTTTTGCGCACCCGTCATTGTTTCGTAATTTATATCAAGTGCAGCGCCGCGATTAATAACCCAGCTATACCAGTTTCCCTTGTTGTTTTGCTCCAGGATAGAAGTGAGCTTGTACATATGGGAAAACATAACAGGGGCGCGGCTTTCCCGTATCATGGACATCCAACTACGCGCACGTTTTAACTGTGTGCTTTTCATGGAAACCATGGCAGGGGTCCATTCAGACATATCGTCATTTAACAATATGACATACCACTGTGCCGTATTTTCGATATAATTGCCGTTGGCCAATACATCCTTATTATCCTGGCTGCGGCTGGTTTTGGCCAGTATATCACTGGTAGAAGAATGCCGTGCGATAGGAGCACCTTGGCTGGCCTCACGGGGTGCCCACTCAATATACTCGCGCCTAAATGTACAAGGCACTACGTGGACCCCTGTATTGCCCTCGTATGTTTGTTTGGTTACCGAATTTAAAATGCCACCAGCCTTGGCCCCGTCAATATAATCAGCGGTGCCTTCTTCTGTTTCTGGGCTCATTTTTTGCAACAGTTTCAAAAACGGTGTGGCTGTATCATCCACGCCAACGTTTTCAAAACCAGTGGTTACCAAGTCGTGTAGTTGTGGAAGCATTATTGCGGTAGCTTCTTCTGTTTTTTGAACGGCTTGAGCTTCTTTAGCCATAAGCTAGTCTCCCTTGTAAGAGGTGATTTTTGCAATACGCCCTTCGTAAACGCCAAACGTTTCTACGGGTACCTGAATACCCTTGTTACGCATTTCGCGTACAAACGCCCGTAACGTTCCGTTGTGTACTGTTTCTTTACGCTGTACATCGTGGCCACCAGATACGGCATCGCTATAAAAGGCACCGGCCACGTTATCTTCATTTTTGTTAAACGATACAACCACCTGATTTTTAATTATGTCTTCATGGTTGTTGTCCCGCAGCCAATTAAACGCTTCCGGCTTCTTGGCTTCAGTTATATGCACGTGCAGGTCATCACTTATGGTTATATCCACCCCGTTAGAAGTGGTTAATGACTGCATGCCCAATTCATCCATAGCATCGGGCACTAATTCCTTTGCGTATTTACGGTAAGCGGCTTTGATACTTTTTAATGTATCCGTTGCTAATTCTTCCAAATCACGCAACTGCACCAACCGTTCACACAACTCCCGTAACTCCTGTGACTCATGTTCGGTTAAATTACTAAAACCTTCCATGACCTCAGCTAGTGAGGTTTTTGCTAATTCAAGGTCAGACACTATCTTCTCCTTTCTCATGTAGGTCCCACTTTATAGGATAGTATTGCTTTTCCTGGCGGTCCCATTTCAAAAACTGAACACGACCACGGTTGTAATCACCTGCAACCGCAGTAGCCATACCAATGGCAGCGGGGTCACCTATCAAAAGCAAGAAATCCTCATCACAGTATTCGCGCAACTTACGTTTTAAACGCTGTAGCGTAGGCGATGCACTAAAGGTAACTTGCCCCCGAGGAAGCAGGTACACAATGTCGCCATAATCACGTGCCGTAAGAATATTTTGCCCAGGGGCTTCTTCTTGAACAGCATACACGGTCATGCATTCACCTTTCTTCTTTCTACTGCGTTTATGCGCTATAACCATGTACCCTATTGGCGCGGTGGAAACAAGCCTAAAGTAATCTGAGTAGAAAAACATAAGTAAACTGCGGATTCTTGCGCGCGCGTCGTTTAGGAGCATGCGCTACCATGTAAACTTCTAATAGCGTTCTAATAGGGGTTAACCTCTTATAAACATTGAACTATTAGCAAACCCTATTAGAATATTGGCCTATTAGAGCACTTGGATGGAACACCCTATACTTCGAACTGTTCAAACTAACTATATGGCTTGTTCACTACCTTTATACAGGGTAAAATATTAACAGAAAGGAGACAAGTGTGGAAGAATTAATTTATCCGTTCAAGACAAAGCCGTATGAACACCAACGTACAGCTTTGAATAGATCGTGGGAGCGCAAGGAATATGCCTTGTTCATGGAAATGGGCACAGGTAAATCTAAAGTATTGATAGACAACATAGCTGTATTGTACGACCGTGGTTACATCAACGCAGCTTTAATTATTGCGCCCAAGGGAGTTTATCGTAATTGGGAAACAAATGAACTTCCAATCCACTTGCCTGATCATATACTGGTAAACATGGTGGTGTGGAATCCTACCAATACCAAAACGCAACAAAGGATACTGGATACTCTATTTGAATATCCCAACGAAGACCTTAAAATTCTCATAATGAACGTTGAAGCACTCAGCACCAAGAAAGGTGCAGCGTTTGCTGGGAAGTTTTTGAACGCCCACAAAGCTCTTATGGCCGTTGACGAAAGCACCACCATCAAGAACCCAAAGGCCAAACGAACCAAAAGCATCTTGAAACTGAGCCTTTTAGCCAAATATAGGCGAATTTTAACCGGCTCACCCGTTACCAAATCACCGCTTGACCTGTACGCACAGTGCGAATTCCTCGACCCTGTGTACCTAGGGTATTCGTCGTACTTCTCATTCCGCTCACGGTACGCAATCATACAGCAGCGGTCAGTTGCTACGCACTCATTTCAACAGGTGGTGGGGTACCAGAACCTTGAAGAACTAAATAAGACCCTAAATAAATTCAGCTTTAGGGTGTTGAAGGAACATTGCCTAGACCTACCGGAAAAAGTCTACATACGGCGCACGGTTCAATTAACCAAGGAACAAAAGGATGTATACGCCGATCTTAAAAAGTGGGCCATCGCAACCCTTGAAGACGGCGACATAACAACTACAAATGTGATTACTCAGCTATTGCGTCTACAGCAGGTGACGTGCGGCTATGCCAAGTTTGACGACGGTACCTTCAAGGAACTGCCCAATAATCGCATAGACGAGCTGCTCGCTGTCTTAGAGGAAACCAGCGGTAAAGCCATAATCTGGGCCAACTACATTTACGACATAAAGCAAATCAGCAAAGCCTTGGGAAAGGCATACGGCAGCGACAGCTATGGAACATATTTTGGCGAAACATCTGACGACGACAGGCAGCGCCTTGTTGCCAACTTCCAAGACCCAAACCACCCCTGCCGCTTCTTCGTTGGTCAGGTCCGTACGGGGGGCTACGGGCTTACTCTTACGCAGGCGGCTACCGTAGTGTACTATTCCAACACATATGACCTTGAGGTCCGTATGCAGTCCGAGGATCGGGCACACCGCATAGGTCAGGTAAATAGGGTAACCTACATCGATATTCTGGCTGAGCGGACCGTCGACGAAAAGATAGTCAAAGCATTAAGAAAGAAGATAAACCTAGCCACCGCCGTCATGGGCGAGGCGTGGCGTGAATGGCTTGTTTAAGAATCACGCACTATGTCAGCTAATTCCAGGGCGCGGTTGCCTACTTGATCAGCCCAGTTGCTATCTATCATTTCTTCGGCTGCGCGGCTGTACTCTTTACGCTGCATGGCATCTAGCATGTTGCGAAATTTACGCAGGGTAGGCATCCCCATGTTAAAGTGCATGTTGACGAGCACACCCTGAATTTGCTCTGGTGATTCCTCAAACCAGGAAAAGGCTCCAGACAGCTCGTCTATAGACAGCTTTATATCATTCTGCAGCAGGTAGTCTATTTCATCATCGCTCAACCCACGGCCACCCGTTTCATCAACGTTGCGGCCTGCACCTATGGTCCAATAACCTGCGGGGCATCTATAGGCGTACTGACGAACGCCCTCATGGCGTTTTAGTGTCTGGGTTATCTCATCTAAATTCATTTATTTCTTACCCGAAGCAAAAGCTGAACCTGTTAATATAGCGCCGAACGCCAAGTGAAATAAACCGCCCCCCATTAACGTGAACGGATTATGCTGCCCTGTAAGTTTCTTCATCAATTCCATTTGAACCATTGGTTCTGGGGTGCTGTTGATAATTTCCATAAATAAACTTATATCAGGGCGGTTGATTCCATACCATATCGGCACAAACATAAAATCATAAAAGCATATCAATAGGTATATAATCAGCGCCGTCCAGCGCCACGTCATCGTGGCCTTTTCGTGCGCCGTTAATCCTTCTTTGTGCGCTTTTGGTTCTTCTGTCATTTAAATACAAGGCGGCGTACATCTCATGTCATTTGTCAACATAATAATCGCAGTTACAGCTATTGCCACCAAAGCCAGTATTAGCATTGCTCGCTTTATATTCATCACAACACTATTTGACGACGCGGCCTTGCATTGACGATACCGCCTTTGTTGAACCCGCGAACTAATTTACTTAGTTCGTCTTCCC